TCCGGTGCGAGTGGCTCCGCCGCCGCTTGTAACTGCCGAATCATCGGATCGTAGGTCACGTCCCAGAGTAACCGCAGACGCTCCAACGTCCGCTGCCATTGCGTTAGCGTGCCAGTAGGCATTTCTATGCCCTCCGGCAACACACCACCAGCAGCCAGGAGTTGGAAGCGCTTGATCGCTTGCTCTGCCTCGAATATCTGGGCATCAAGGGCACCCATGCCTGTTAGCCTCGGGCTCGCCAAGTCTGAGAGGCGCTGCCTTGCCTCCGACAGTTGTGAGTTCAGCGCCGAAATGCGAGCCTGCGTTTCGGAAATGGCGTCCTGTATTGCCCGCTGCGCAGCGACGTTGGCCTCGATGGGCGAGTTAGTCGCTGCAAGCTGGTCGTTAAGACCAACGATACGCAGGCTGAGCATCTGCACTGCCGGATGATTCTCGGCGATGGCCTGCGCCATGTCTCGGGCCGAGAAGCCTGCCTCCTTGAGCTTATCAGCGGCTTCTTTCGCCTTATCGCCCGTGTCGCTTAGCCCTTTTTGGAATTGGTCGAGGGTCGGCAGATCGCCATAAATACCGTCTATGAGCTCGGCCACTACTTTCTTATAGTTTTCGGTTGTCTCTGATACGTCGCCCTGAGCTTGCCCGACTGTTCCTAGCCTGTCCAACAAATCACCGAATGCAGCCCCAGCGATACTCCCAAGGGGACTATAGGCGTTGGCCCAAGCTTTCAGAGCTGCGGCATTCTCGTCAGTTTGTTCGCCGATAATTTCCAGCCCAGCTTCTGTTTCTTGAAAGGGAGCACCAACGGCAGCAAAGGCCTGCGCAGTCATACGCCCCAGCAATTCCAACCCAGCACCGATAGCCATAATCTCAGGGATGGCGGCAGCACGGAGCAGCCCAAAGGCCAGCCCCAATAGCTTGATGCCGTTTATGGCCATCTCAATACCCTTGAGCAAGGGTCCGCCACCGATAAGCAAGGCCGCTACTGCAATAACTGCCCGTTGCCCAGTTTCCCCCATATCATTCCAGGCCAGCTTTGCATCACCGAGGGCGTCTTCTAGCTTAGGGAATCCCTCATTAGCCAGCCAGGTCAATACTGCTGAGGCAACAGGCATTAGTTTGTTGCCGATGCTTATCACTAGGGCCAGAACATGGGTTTGCAATCGCCGCATAGCGTTGATGGGACTGTCCATCGTTCGCGCCAGGTCGCCTTGGGCCACCTTCGTATCCTCAATGATGGCATAATAAGTTGCTAGTCTTTTCTGCGTATCGGTCAGCTCTTGCCCCTGGCTAATCCATCCCTGAGTGAGTGCAATGGTTTCAAGCCGTGCCTGACTAATAAAGATGTTTAGCCTGCGTAGCGCTTCAGTCTCGCCCGCCATACCGGATTGAAGCCGCATCAACGCATCGCTCTGCGAGATATTGAAGAATGAGGATAGGTCAGCGGAGAGTATTGTGAGTGTTTTGGACATCTTGAATGCCGCTTCGTCGCTGGCGCCAATGCCCTTGGCATAGAGATACCATGTCCCGATCTGCCGTCGCACCTCATAGGCGTTAAGGCCCAAGCCCTTGGATATTGTCTCAGAAAACTCACGGGCCGAGTCCGACATGCCCTTCATCGAAACCTCAAAGAGGTTCTCGGACTCAATAGCATCAGCGGCAAACTTCAATGATGCCAGGCCAGCGCCGACTATGGGTAGGGTTATACCCAGCGTCATGGCCGTTCCGATTCGCCCCGCTTTGTCCCCGATTTGCTTGAACCTGGCCTCTATGCCAAGGGCAGCCTTGTCAACTCTGCCCTTCGCATCGGACAAGCCCTTATCGAGTTCGTCAAGCGTTGCTTTGATCTTGACGGTCGCTGTACCGAGCGATGTTTCAGCCACGCTTTACCATCCTAGCTACCAGTTCCTCGTGCTCTGCTTTACGGAGGGCTTTCTCCGCGGGTGTCAAAGGTTTCGGTCTTGGGGCCAGAATGTCTTTTAGGCTTGGCAGCTTCTGCATCCTGCTGAGGGCGGCCACGTGCCAAGCCAACCAGGTATCGCGCTGCCGCTCCTGGTCCCGCCGCCAAGCGGCGGCCTCGAAAACCAGCGCTGTCTCACGGGGTGTCAACCCCCAGAACTCTAGGACGCCGAGACCAGCTTTGAGAGCATCGGCCAGGAGTGCATCCCAGTCCCACTCCTGGCTTACTCCGGGGGGCTGCCAGCATCCCCCATCTGATACGATATAACGTCGGCCAGCGCGTCCAGAACCACTTTGGCAACCGCCGTCATCCCTAACCCGTCTAGTAGCTGCCAGGCAGTATCAATGTCGAAGCCACCCCGTCGGGATGGCCCACTGTCACGCTGCGCATACCGCAGCCCCACAGCGACATACTGCACCAGGTCGCTGATACTGACCATCCCCGCGTCACGCAAGAACTGCATGACAGATTTCTCAGTCAATCGCTCGGCGTCCGCCAGGGCCCGGTTCGTGAATAGAATCTCGTGTCTCTGGCCATCTAGCTCCAGGTATCCCTCGCCACGCGCACCAGTCGGCATTAGCTCACCGCCGCCCAGAAGCCGCTGATCGTCAGGGATATCGAAACCGTCGCTGTATCCTGGTCGGGGAACGATTCGCTGATTGATGTGATCAGCGCCGCCGCCTCTTCGGTTTCCACTCCGTCATCCTGCCTGGAAATAGTGACCAGCGTGCCCGTGCGCATGGCGTCCAGCAGCGTCAGGTAGGAGGCGTCATCTGGCACATAGAGAGCATCGAGCTTCACCGTCGCGCTGTAGCGACCCGACCCGACGATCTTCGCCCGCGAGTCCTTGCTGGACTCGTCACGCTCCGCCGTCATTTCGTCGAAGGTTACCCCCCGCTGCGAGCCAACGGCAACCCCGTCAACCAGTATCAATACATCCGCACCATTCATGGTTATTCCTCCTGTGTAATTAGTCGCACCGTCACGATGCGGCCATAGGCGTCTTCTTCATCCGCTGTGACAGGCCCCGATGCCTCCGCGATCCAAGTTTCAAAACCATCCACCGCTAAACTGTGGCGGTGGAAAAGCACCCTCACACGCTCGGCGATCTGCTCCACTACTACCGCCGACCCCTGCGCCACTGCATAGCAGCGCACGTCGCGCCAGACTTGCCGCCCCCGCGTGGTCTTGGTGTCAAAAGCAGCATCAGCTACATTGCCCGCGCTCACGACGTAGGGCATCTCGGCCTGCTCCGGCGCGGGGTCGATTGTGAATATGGCGGGCTCGCCGCCATAAGTACCAAGCAGCGCCGTCAGTTCGGCATCGCCGGCCATCCGATCATAGAACGCCGCCGCCAGGTTCACTTGCCCGCTATCTTTCGAGCAACGGTGCCCAGGTTGTTGAACAGCGCGGGCCTCAGAAAGGGCTGGGCTCGCATCCGGCGAGTTCCCCTCTCGACAAACAACCCATAGAAGGCGCCGCCTTTCTTGACACCGACATAGCCCACGATGTCCTTACCTTCACCTTTGACCTCATAGGCAATATCGCGGCTCAGTCGCCCCGTCCGGCGCGGCGCCTTCGCCTCCGCCTGCTCGGCTACGAACCGACAGGCGTTGTCCATACCAGTGAGCACCTGGCCGCTGATCTGGGCCAGGACCTCCCGCTGCCGCCAGTCGGTTATCATGACGCCACGTCCTCTGCTGCCAATTGCGTCTCTCGGCAATCTATCTCGAAGTGGTGCCCCATGTGCGACGGCTCCCGGACGGCGATCACTTCTACCACCGTGCCCGCTCCTGTTACCAAGTCGCCCCGCTCAATACCCGCGTCCATGAGCGTGTAGAGTACGTGGGTTACCCTCGCCTGCTCCTGCTGCGCAACCGTCCGCTCGTTGGCCGTCAGGGGGCGCAGGCGCCCCGATACCTCGGAAACATCCTCCCACACCTGCGACCAGCCGCCTTGTCCATCGGCGGTACGTGCCTGCCGAGAGACTACGAAGCGGTCAATGAGTAGCGTGGCGAATAGTGTCATCGTACCCTATGGCATCCGATACCTGTTGAGAATCCGGCGCTCGCTGGGGAGTAGGAGAGGCGCACCGGACACGCCCAACGTTCCGCCATCCATCCCGGTGCCGCCGCCGGACAGCTCGCCAGAATACTGCACCGAGTAGTCGCCGATGGTCTGGCCTGATACCCCAGGCACTCCGGCAAATACTGCGCCCCGTAGCCCCGCCTGCTATGCCCGGGAGGCAGCCCGCACACAAACGCTCACAATGTCATCGGGCAGGCTCCCATAGTCGCCCACCGGATAGCCGTGAGTATAGGTCACGGCGACCATCTGCACACCGCTCACCCAGGGCCGCCCGATACGATAGAGGATGCCGTAGTTGCCGAGCTTGTAGTCGTCGTCCTCGGCCAGTTCTTCGTCGTCCTCGATGACCAGCGACACCGCCGACACCGGAAGCTCCGGCAGGAACAGCCGCCGACACCCATCGGCCACGTCAAAGACGTGCTCATCATCCTCGACTTCCTCAAGCTGCTGGCGGCAGTAGTTCTGGATACTGGCGCTGGCCTCGGCGATGGCTCGCAACGCCGAGGCGCTATCATCAGCAATCGCCACCTGTAAGAACGCCACCAGGTCAGAGATTGTGCAGAAGGTCGCCATCTATGTCTCCTGACTCGTGATCACGCCCGTCTGTAGATCGAGCGAAGCGTTTTGCCCAACGACACCGTATTTGGCTTCTATCTCCAAGATGTAGGAATCAACGTCGAGCTGTGCCTGCTGCGCGTTCAAGGCCGTCCGGTCAGCATGGAGTTTGCG